TTTAATTTGAATAATCAAACTATTTTTGTACATTTGCGTTGTCAATAGTTAGAATATGGGCAATTTTAGCAAAATGCAAGAAGCAAAGAAGGAGGTTAAGGACAAAGATAAGACTAGGCGGGAAAAGCTTGCTAGTTACTTCTTCGATTTATCTAAACTTGTGTTTGCCGCCCTTGTGTTGGGTGGTATAACTCCCTTGTTTACTAATGCTTCAAATGAAATAAATTGGACTACAATTGTATTGGGAATTTTTTCTACTTACATTTTTGCCAATTTTGCTAATAGAATTTTAAAATGAAAGTAATATGGATGCATTAACAATGATTTTCTTAATGACTAGTGTCATAGGGGCTGCGCTAGTTATTTGGTCACATACCAAAAGTGGCAAGAAATGGCTGAAAGATCTTTGATATGATAGCATTATATGGATTTGGACTTATAACGGTAATAACCATTTCCTTTTGGATTTATACCGAAACTCCGTCTGGGAAGAAATGGATAAAAAGACTGTAATTTATTAAAATGAGATAGCTTATAATATAGAAACAAGGCGTGATCTTTTTGATAGGTCACGCCTTCCTTTGCAAATAGACAATTAAATTTGTCTCATTTTCTTAAGTATGTCTTTATTAAAAGATTTAAGGTTAAAACTATCATCCGTTCTTTTCCCGGAACAGACAATCAATTTCATCTTTTCTAATGGTTCTTTTAATACAACTTCCTTAATCACTTCATTCTGCCTTTTCATAACAGATAGTACATTCTCAAACTCTCTAAACAAAGGGTCATCCATATTTTTAGATATTTAGGTCATTTGAGAACAAAGGATATGTTATATTTGTTTATGCGGTCATACCATCCTTCTTGTTTTCTATACTTCTTTTCGGGTTTCCTTCTATCTTTTTGATATATTCTGTTAGGTTTTCTATCGTTTTTTGTTGTTCATTTATAACATCCAGCATGTGTCTTACCTGTTTTGTGTTGTCTATTTGTATTACTTGTGAATGTTCGTTAATGTTTTGAGTGGCTTGTTCTTCCTTGAACATGGGGCCGTTGCCGGTGAGAATGTAATTAGCGTTAACTTGCGGATATGCCTCACAAAGCCCAACTATTATATCTGAAGATATACTTTTGGTTACTCCTTTTTTGTAATGAGACACTTTGGCTTGCGCATTTTTTATACCATTTTCTTTTTCAAGCGTATAAGCTGTAATTTGAAGTTCATTAATCACTTCTAAAAAACGTTCATCTCTTTCCATAAATAAATCAACTGTTTGTTTGTACTATAAATTATTATAGTATCTTTGCATCGTAACAAGTTGCAGATGTTACAGAGACAAAGTGGTTAAACTTCCCTCACAAGAGGTTTAATATATGGTATCCGTAGTAGCTGCAACCTATTGCGGATATTTTTATTTCCAATTAATAACAGTTAGCCCCAAAAACTATGGACGAAAAATTAAACCTATCTCCCGATTCATGTAATTCTGATGAACAAATTAGAATGAATTGTTTAAAATACGCAGTTTATGTTTATGAAGCTCAATGCTGCTCTGGAAAATGGATTAGCACCCCTTTGGAACTAGCTCAAGTTTTCTATAAATGGGTTACTTCTGTGGAGGGAAAGCAACCGGAATAGAAAACTTAATTGTACTTATGGTGGAGTTGGTCTTTTCATTACCAATTCCAGCATTTACAATATTAATTTTAAGCCCTATTCCCGTTCCATTTTTATCTGATGCTTGTACGCTAAGGTTGAACTCTATATTTTTAACAATTCTTCCATCTTCGTATAAATCATTGGTTTCTCCTTTCCATTTCATTTTTGATGGATTAACGATAAGACCATTTTCTGATTTCTCCTCATTAAGTTCATATACTGCATCTGCGATGCTTGATATTGTCTCTTTTATAAATTCTTTCAATTCCATGATTTTATATAATAATGTATAATCCGCTCTAATAGTTAAATAATGTTTTTACTATAATTATTTATAGTATATATTTTGATAGTATAATTTCTTATAGTATATTTGCAATACCAAATCAATCCAATACAAATAAAAGGATAAAATTTGATAGAAACAATAGTAATAACTAAAAAGAGATCAAGATGAACGCATTTACATTTTTGACAGAAACCGGAAAATTCAATAACAGTGAGATAATGAAACACGCTCACATCTTGAAAGCGTATCGTCGTATTTCTTTGAGTGAAGCATTGAAACAGGATTGGTTCTTGGCAAAGAGACAACAAAAAGAATATAGAGAGATTGAAGAGGAAAAGAAGTCATATAAGCCGGAGTTTCCTAAAAAAGAAGGTAATGTATTGAAAGCGTTCTTTACCGGGAATCATGCTGATTATATAAATCGTGATAGTTCTTGGAGGTAATTATGGATATAGAATATATAAATAATCAATTAGTCTTTCTTCGTAAATATGTGAAAGACTTAGAAACTTATGATGAATCCACTGTTAGGAAATTGGCGAAAAGTAATAAAACTAAAAGTGAAATTATAGATTCCTTTTTGGAAAGTATAAAATTTTACGAATCTCTGTTAGGTTAGAACCTACGGAAGAAGCGAGCGAAACGCTTTCAGAGCATAACGGTAAACCGATGAATCCTAATTCGGGATGGGAGGCTTAACCCTCAAAAATGAAGCCGTGTTCAGGGCACGTTAAAGTAGCCTGCGCTAATAAGCATTATAGCCGAGGCGGAGTATAGCGTAATAGCCAACCAGCGATGATATGAGCGGAAGGAAGCAACGTGAGTAAGTAATATATCGAAAAAATCAGTCTGAAAAACATCGTCTTTATCAGTAAGAAAACGGGAATAGGCGTCCGTACGCTGATTGTAATATAGCCCTACTGACAGTTTGAAACTGACATCCGGTAGTGAGAATCGGGTAGGGCACTTTTATGTAGTGTTTTATTTTGTGTTTGTGTGTTGTATAGTGTACGGTCTGTGAAGATAGTGCACTTTTTTAATTAATCGGGCGGATGTGTATATCATGGCTGAAACTGCGGTGAGGTGCACCAATATTCCGTGAGACCGGTTCGACTCCGGTTCCGTCCACAATAATAATCAAATAATTAATATTATGAAACGTACTCCACTATTAGGAATTTGGGCAATATCGTTTGCATTAACAGTATTGCTTGCAAACGAAATGAATATTGTATTTTGGCTTTCGTTTGCTGTATTTGCATTATGTTCCATATACATGGAAAAGCACCAAAAGAGACTAAAGAGAGAAAAGTGATATAGGTATGCGGTTCGGGAGAATAGCTGTTTTATGTGTGAAAATTCGTGTTTCGATTAAGTCCTGTATCTGACGTGATACAGGCAAACGGGCGTAAAGTGGCAGTGCATGAGATTACCTGCCCAGTTGGTTTATTACTGGTTCGAATCCAGTTACGTCCACAAGTCAATAATTTAAATTTTAATAGTTATGGCAGGAAGAAAAGAAATTAAAGAAAGAGCAGAAATAAAAAAGAAATTGAGAAAAAAAGAAGACTCAATTCGTTACAATTTTAGTGATACATTAGTTATACAACTTCGTAGATGTGTATCTGACTTAAATAGATTGGCTAAAATAGATAGAATAACTGAAAAAGACCAATCACTATATTCAGTGCTAACAAACCGGAAAGCTGGATATATTGATGTAGTAAGAAACTACTAATTTATAATTCATGTAGTAATACACAATAGCTATGAAAACAAAGCTAGAGCTAGATTTATATCAATTAAAAAACATTATGGCTGATATGGTTCAAGTTGGGTACATGAAGGCTATTAAAGTTTATGAACCAACGAAAGATAATATAAGCACAAGAGAGTTGGTTAGATGGTTCAAGGTTCTTGGTATCGATCCTTCATATATAAACAAAATGGAATCAGAAGGATTAATAAAAGGCAAAAGAAAAGGGATAGGTAAAAATTCTCCTGTATGCTATTCCAGATTGGAGATTAAACAAGCTTTGGCTACGATTGATTTAAATAAGTATATCAATGTAAAATAGCTATAAAATTATATTCCATTCATTTATTAATTAACCCAATGCCGACACCCCAGGATGTCGTAGGGTGCGAGTCCCTGTATTTGAGTTTTACATGTTCTATACTATCCTAGTGTCCGTTGGTTCGGTATCTAGGAACAATCTTTTTTGTATATTAAAATTTTCGAAAGCGTCGGTTTGTGAAAATAGACGCTTTATTTTCGATTAACCACTTTAAATAATATGAGATATGAAAGAAGAAAAAGAATTAACTATTAGAGAGAAAGAATCTGTATTTGAGATTCAAACAGCAGATTTGAGTAAAGACAATCTTCCTTCTTTGGATGATGCCCAAGAACTTCCGATAGACTTGTGCGGTAATTATTGGTCTCCAGAAAAGGCTGGAGAATTCAAGAAAATATTTTTTGTAGAAATCAAACCACAAAAGGTATTGAGTGCTACCAATCCAGATGAATTAATAGATTTGGATTGTGCTTTCTTTTTAGAAAGAAAGGCGGACGGAACAGTTCAAACTATAACTAACGGTTCCCGAAGATTAGTCGGTATTTTGGAGCAATATATTGAGAATGGTGCTCTTAAAAAAGGAACTCCCCTTAAAATCACTTACATGGGTAAAAGGAAGAATAAAACCAATAATTTCCAATCAGACAATTGGTCTGTCAAACCCCTGCTTATAAACTTACCTGTTGCCGGCTAATGGAAGCATTTGACTTAAATGGATTTGCGGAAGGGGAAGAACTCAACCCTTCTGCCTATAATCCGGAAGATTATCCTACCAAAGAAGAAATGCTTGACTTCATATACTCAAATTCTCACAAACCACCTGTTAATATTGATTTGAAAGAATTACGCGTTAATGGATTGGTTAAGAGAGATCCAATGGAGATGTATTTGAAAAGCAAGCATATTTCTTCTTCTAACCTCAAAAATGCCCTCAAGACTCCTCGTTCATTTTACTATGATTATGAAAGGGTATTTGAGGAAAAAGAAAAGCCCTGCTTTCAACTAGGCACATTTGCCCACATGGCATTCTTGGAGCCACGTTTATTTGAACTTGTCAAAGTAGAACCTAAATGTAACCAATCTTCCAAAGACGGTGTAATAGTAATGATTAAGTTCTATAACGAGTTATTATCAAATGATAAGAACTATGTTTCAGATGTCGAAGAAGAAATACCCTCTGAAAGATGGAACTTTAGCGATCTTAAAGATTACCGTGATTATAAAAAACAGAAATGTTTGGATCTGGGTTACTCCTTTATCAGTGAAGATATGAGTATGGTAATAAAAGCTCTTGAGAGAAATTATTATTGGTATGGTGGTGGTATTATCCCCCAATTATTGAAAGGGGCTTATTCAGAGGTGTCTTTTTATGGCAAGGACGAAGAAACAGGGTTAGATGTTAGAGTTAGGCCGGATTATTTCAATGTAAAGGAAAATATTGGTGTAAATGCTGTAATTTCCTTTAAGACCACACGAGCCGATGATCTCGGTAAGTTCTACTATGATTGTGCGAAGCTTAAATACGAGCTTTCAGAAGGAATGTATCAAGAAGTAATGAGTAGTATTACAGAAAGAAACTTTAATGTAACAATAATGATAATGTTACAGACAGTTGAGCCTTTTGATGTTGCTGTTCTATTCTGGTCTCCTGATGATCTTGCAAATGGCAAATATAAATATCACTATGCTCTTTCCATCGTAAAGGACTGCTTTGAAAAGAAGTGGTTTCCCGGCTATGATGCTAATGCGGAAGAAGGTGCCCGTGGTATTATTGATATGCAACTTCCGGAATGGAGTAAAAAAATGCTTCATCCGGTTGCTATTGACGATATTGAATGATTAACTAAAATAAAAGAAACAATGATTGATTTAAAAGACTACTCTCCAGAAGAAGTTCAGTTCAAACTTCCAACAACAGTAAAGTTTCCAGAAATTATATTTCCCGATTGTGTATGCATGGATGAGATAAAAAAGAAACTGGCGGAGAACTTTATTGCCATTCAGGAAAAAGATGTAATAGCCAATCGGGTGATGGATGATTATGAAATCTCAACTATTCGTGCTAATTACGGTGAAATTGCGGAAGAACAGATGCCGGAATTAGAAGCGCAATTAGAGTCGTTAAAAGCTAAATTCAATAATGAAAAGAAGGAGTTTGAAGCGAAAATTTCAGCGTTACATACCCAATTTAAGGACCTTGTTAATCTTGCTAAAAAAGGAGTTAGAGATTATCCCCTAAAAATGATTGATACCTTCCGTATTCCTGTTATGGGGTATTATTTGTATTATTCATGGGTGAATGACGCTTTCCGTTTGGCATTGGTTCAGGAAATTCCGAAACACGAATATAATGACTTATTTAATTCTGGAGAAAAGAACCAGGAAGCATTTAAGGAATTAGGTTATGATCTTCCGAATGTTGATTTCAAGGATACACGAAAAAATGTTCGTCAGTTTGGTGAGGGTGAGAATATTGTTGAGGTATGGGAAGAAGATGGATATGATGTTTGGTTGGAGCAATGGATAGAGGATTTTGTTGATGAATCAACCGGTGAATCTATACCTATTCAACGGCATGAATTACATCGTTCTCCAATAGAAGAAAGTCCATGGAGAAAGGAGGAAAATAATGACGAGACTGGCACACAAGAAGGGGAGACCATCGAAGTATCGGAAGAGCCTGAAGAATAACCCGTATTGGGAGGAAGTGAAACGAAAGGTTCGTATTCGCGACGGGCATCGTTGCCAAGTATGCGGTAAAACATACAATTTAGAGATTCATCATAAAGTCTATGAAGTTGCGGGATATTCTATTGTAGGTCATGAATTAGAGTTCTTGTATTGCCTTGAAACGCTATGTGAAGATTGTCATGCAATGAAGCATGGTAAATAAATAATCCCGGTGTCCGTTGGTTCGGTATCCGGGAACTATTTTTAAAATAACTTATATGAAACAGATTAGTACTAAACAAGCACAACGTAACAGAGAAATAGCCAAGATTAAGGAAAACCTTCCTTCCTATTGTGTTATATGTGGTAAACCGGCTGTAGATGCTGCACATTTAGTTCCCAAAAGCATGTATCCCGAACACTATACAAATCCCTTGAATATAGTTGGATTGTGCCGGGAATGTCACAATAGGTATGATAATGATCTGTCCTTTAGACGCAAACAAAAGCGTCTAATAGAGCGTGTGAAGTCTTTTGATGAATGTGCGGCCAATAGATATTTCCGTTTATGAATAGTTATCAGTTAATATCCAAGCTTCGGAAGATTAGAAATGATACTTATCTCACCGCAATAGATCAGGCATTATATTATGAACTAATATCTATTTGCAATGAAAAGGGCTGGAAAGAGGTGTTTGAGGTTCGTAGTTCTGTATTATGTACTTCATTGAATATATGGGATAAAACACTACGGAAATCACGCAAAATACTTGCTGATGCAGGTTTAATATCTTTCGAATCATGTAGAGATAAGAGGATAGGATGTTATTATTCTTTTCAGACAATCCTAAGTAATGATATGAAATCATCGGTAATATCATCAGTAAATGGTACTGATGAAAATACCGGAGAAAATACGGATGATAACAAAATAAAAGATACTCAATCATCAGTAAATGATACGGTAATTTCTTCGGTACTACGTACTGATGAAAATACCGATGATAAAAATTCTACTCCGGTAATATCATCAGTAAATGGTACTGATGATATTAAAATTTCACCTATTATAGATATTAATAAAACTATAAACGTAGAGAGTCACGCACACGTGCGTGAGACTCCCCCCACTCCAAAGAAGAAATCTCGCAAGGAAAAAGGGGATGAAACTCCATTGGTTTACCCTTTCACTTCGATGGCTTTTATGTCGGCATGGGAGGCACTCCGTAAAACTCCGAAATGGAAGAAGAAGCTTAACTATGCTCTTCAGCTTTCGCTTGATAAACTTTCCAAGTTTGAAGAAGAGTTTGCTATCCGGCAGATCGAAAGAGCTATCGAATCAGATTGGACTGGGGTCGTTTTTACGGGAACTGAACGTGATTATCAAGAATGGTTAAAACAGAAGTATGGAAACAATCAGAACAATCGGGGAGATAATCCCAGTGGTGAAATTAGGTCAGCAGGAATTAAATCAATCTCCTTCGGTTAGGTATCATATTCATGGAAAGGATATAGATTGGGGAGAGAATCGGATAGAATGCTTTTGGAAAAAAGAGTTTATAAACTCCATGAAAGAGGTAGAGCCGGGGTTTATCGTTGATGAACGCAACAAAAATATTTTATCCGAGATGTATAATTATGTCTGGTGTAAAAGCAATCTATTAGATTCCTCAAAAGGTTTGCTTTTATGGGGGCCTTTAGGAGTTGGGAAATCAGTCTTAATAAAGGGGCTTCAACGTTATCTGGGGAAAATAAACCGTTACCGGTATGGATGCAACAACGATAGATTAGGCTTTAAATTTTCTAGTGCTATTGAGATAGCTTTATTATATGCCGAAAAAGGGATGAATGGTATTGCTCAATATACTGATAGAGAATGTATGTGTAATCTAGCGATAGATGAACTGGGGAGGGAACCGGTCGATTCTAAACACTATGGGACAGGTATTAACGTAGTGCAAACCATTCTCCAGCTTCGTTATGAAGTCAGAAGGGAATTTGTAACTCATGCTACTACCAACTTGAATCCTGATACGGAATTTGTCGGTAAATATGAAGGTTATATCGCTGATAGAGTGAAAGAAATGTTTAATGTGATCGAATTGAAAGGCTCATCCCGCAGATGAGAATACTCCTAAAGATCCTCCTTCTCCTAGGAGTTAACATCTTATTTTATCTGGTAGTCTACGCAATATCAGACTACTTAATGGATACAATTAATTAAACAACGAATGATATGAATAAAACTCACGGTTCTTTATTTAGCGGGATTGGCGCTCCTGAACTTGCATCTGAATGGATGGGTTGGGAAAATGTTTTTCATTGCGAGATAAATGATTTTTGCCGTAGCTTTTTAGATAAACGATTTAAAAGTACAAGTTATGCAGATATTACCAAAACAGACTTTAATCTTTGGAGAAACCGAGTGGATATCCTTACAGGCGGTTTCCCCTGTCAAGATGCAAGTAAGGCAAAGCAGGCAGGAGGAAAGGGTCAGCTCGGCCTTGAAGGAGAAAGAACAGGATTGTGGTGGCACATGTGCCGGGCGGTTGATGAGATCCGACCTCTCTGGGTTGTCGCAGAAAATGTTGCCAATATCACAAGAGTTAACAACGGAAGAGACTTTGCAAAAATCCTCCATTCGCTTTCCAGATTGGGGTACAATGCGGAATGGAAGATTATGTACGCTTCAGACGCAGGTGCGCCCCAAAGAAGAGCTCGATGTTACTTGGTTGCTTACTCCGACGGCATCCGATTACCGGAGGGAGAATCTTTCTTCTCCAATGTATGCAAGACGATTGTCAAGGAGCGCAGGCTGTTTGCCGGAACAGCTTTATCGGTTGGGGTTGCGTGGGCTGGTCAACCACCAGTTTGTAGCGTGGGTTATGGGCTTTCCGATAGATCATCTGAATTGTATGGCAAATCTAGATTAAAAGAAGAAGTATTTCATGCTTATGGAAATTCAATGTGCCCACAACTTGTGTATAATATTTTTAAGAGAATAGCAGAATTAGATAATTGATTAAACCTTGCAAGTTCTTGAATGATTATCAAGGATTTGCGTATAACAAGAAAGAAAGGAATCAAATGAAGATAATAGTAAGTTTTTCTGGCGGAAAGGATTCACAAGCTTGCTTGATCCAAGCTGCCAATAAATACGGAGCCGATAAAATAGAAGCCGTTTTCTGTGATACGGGTTGGGAACATCCCGAAACCTATCAACATATTAGTGACGCGTGCAAACAGCTTGACGTTAAATTAGTAGTTTTGAGAAGCAAGAAATATACTGATTTTGTAGATATGTCTATCAAGCGCTCCCGGTTCCCGTCTTCCCAAGGAAGGTTTTGTACTTCAGAATTGAAAATTAAACCGATGATTGATTACATTCTCTCACTTACTGAACCTTGCGTGATTATACAAGGCATCCGGGCAAAGGAAAGTGAAGAGCGTGCTAAACTTCCCTATGAATGCAATTACTTTGGAGAGTATTACGAACGCATTAAAAAGAATCGCAAAGGAAAGATTGTTGAAGTATGGAAGCAGGATTATCGTAGAAAAGATGTACTTAAATGGTGTGAACACTATGATGCAAGCGTTTCCCGTCCGATTTTTCAGTGGTCGGCACAAGAAGTAATAAATCATATTCTATCTGTTGGACAAAAGCCAAATCCTTTGTATTCTCGTGGATTTTCCCGTGTTGGTTGCTATCCTTGTATTATGTGCCGAAAGCAGGAAGTCAAACTAATTTCAAAAGAAGAGTTCGGGCGTAACCGCTTGATAGATGCAGAGCAAAGGATGAAAGAAGAAACTCCAAGAGGCTCGTCTTTCTTCTCACCCGGTTACATCCCTGATCGTTTCTGTAAAAATAGGACTTATCCAACAGTACAGGAAGTTTTCGAGTATGTGAACCGTAACGATGTCGGTATGGATGATATGTTTGAGCCAGAAGGTGGGTATAGCTGTATGAGTCTTTATCATGGACTTTGTGAATAGGAGTTTAATTTAAAACAGAATAGAAATGAGTAAAATAATTATAGATGGCAAGAAATATGAACGAATCAAAGTTAAGGGGAAAGAAAATTGCAACGATTGCGATTTAGCAAAAAATGTAAGAAGTTTAGCCTCTGTGCCTATTTGTTGGCAGGAAGGAAACGAAAAGATTATAAAATATTGTGAGAATCACCCTGATGTAATATACAAAGAAGTTAAACCATAACAAGAAAATAATGAGCTATGGATTACGATTGCGACTATTGTGTTCATTGTTTAATGAACGAAGAAACGGAAGAGGAATTTTGCGATATAGGTAGAGTTCCTCCTGAGAATGACGAGTGTAAAGGACTTGAATATTACGAAGAAGATTTTAACATAATAGAATAGAAGGGAGCTATAATGCCGATAAGCGAAGTATATAACATGGACTGCATGGAATACATGAAGGATATTCCTGATAAGTTCTTTGATTTAGCGATAGTCGATCCACAGTATGGCATAGACATAATGCACAAGGGGGGGATGCCGAAGCATTTAGGATTTAAGCAGTATGAACGAAAAGATTGGGATATGGAGCCTCCGGGAGAAGAATATTTTCAAGAACTGTTCAGAGTATCTGAAAATCAGGTAATATTTGGAGGAAACTACTTTACTCAACATCTGCCTCCTAAAATGGGTTGGATCGTCTGGGATAAGGGACAACATGGACTAACAATGTCTGACGGAGAATTGGCATGGAGTAGTTTTGATAAGGCTCTTCGGATCATAACTCTAAATCGATGCACAATTGGCGAATACGGTGGAAACATTCATCGCTGTCAGAAGCCGGTTAAGCTATATGCTGAAATCCTCCGGATGTACACCAAAGAAGGAGATAAGATTCTAGACACACATCTTGGAAGTGGTAGCAGTAGGATAGCTTCATATGGGTTAGGTCTCGATTTCTATGCTACCGAAATAGACGAAGAATACTTTCAGGCCCAGGAAGAACGTTTTCGCCGTGAATGTTTCGGGGAAATAAAGACCGACAAAGGAATTCTAGTACAAACAAGTTTATTTGATGTTTAATAAAATGAATACGAATTTTGAAAAATCGGCTAATACTACTGATGAATGGTATACGCCAAAGGAAATTATAGATGCATTAGGAAAGTTTGATTTAGATCCATGCGCTCCGGTTAAACCGCTTTGGAAAACGGCAGAAACTATGTACAACAAAAACCATGACGGATTAACTAAAGATTGGGTAGGCCGTGTTTGGCTGAATCCACCTTATTCCCGTCCTCTTATAGAACGTTTTATTACAAGGTTAGCAGAGCATGGCAACGGTATCGCTCTACTTTTCAATCGTTGTGATTCAAAGATGTTTCAAGATGTAATATTCGAGAAGGCAACAGCGATGAAGTTTTTGCGCAACCGGATTAGATTCTTCCGCCCGGATGGAACACGCGGAGATTCGCCCGGTTGCGGTAGTATCCTAATCGCTTTCGGTGAAGATAATGCTGAGATATTAAGGACTTGCGATATCGCAGGTAAGTATTTACGAATCAATTAAATAAAGAAAAACGTAAAACAGAGTAATATGAAACAAGAATCAAGCGCAGTTAATCCGTATAACGGAGTGTTCGGGCAGCAAGGTTGGATTTGTCCGAAGTGTGGCAGGGTATATTCACCTTTTACCCAAATGTGTTTGTATTGCAAACCCAATAATACAAATACAATTTCTAATACTACCGTCAGTGAAGAAAAATTAAGAGAAAAACCGTAAAACAGAGTAATATGAGACAGGCAGTAGAAGAAGCAGCAAGAGAAAACATTCTGTTTAATCACAGAACAGTTGACAGAACTTTGTCGGGTAAAGATTTGGCAAAGTTTGGAGAGATGAATTTTATTCAAGGTGCAGAATGGCAGGCAAAGCAATCCCCGTGGATAAGCATGAAAGAGCGGTTGCCTGAAGATACAAACGAAAAATTAGTAATGCTTGTAGATGGAACAATAAGAATAGCGCATTATGATGAAGATTACAACGAAGATATGGAATATCACTTTTGGTATGACTGCGCTGCAAGTGAGAGTTATCATAGAGATGATGTAATCTATTGGATGCCTATTCCGTCTTTCGATGAAATACTGGAAGCCAACAAGGATGTACTGGAACGGATTAAAGAGAAAGGAGATTGATATGGATACAAAACGGACATTGTACGAGATAGAAGTAGCTCTATCCAAACATGACAATTTTAATTTTATCCGGAATATAATAGCTTTCAACGTAAACGGATTATCGGAGGCGCTAAATATCTTCCATGAATGTGATATGCTTGTTTTATCAAAGGCAGGATATCTAACAGAAATTGAGATCAAGCGTAGCTGGTCTGATTTCTTAGCTGATTTCAAGAAAGCACATTCACATGGTGGGAACGGTATTATCAAGTATTTCTATTATTGTATTCCAAAATCTTTGCTTGAACGTGCTTATGATAAGCTGGATGAATTAAAAGCTTCCTATACAGGGATAATAACATACGATGAAAACATGAAGATAACACTTCATGGACATAGACGAGTCACTCATGATGGAAATTATTCATATCATTTTGTTGAGCAATACCCATATCGTAAGTTGTTTCTTGAAGAACAGCTTCAAGTGGCTCGTTTCGGTGCAATGCGAGCAATAAAATTAAAGGAAAAGTTAATTAATAGCCATTTGGCGTAAAACTCTACTGGAAATGAGTGAAACGAAAATCATATTAGATGCCTGTTGCGGTAGCCGGATGTTTTGGTTCGACAAGGAAAATCCTTTGACCTTGTTTGCTGACATCAGAGATGAAGAGCATACTCTTTGCGACGGTCGAAGCCTGAAAGTCCATCCGGATATTGTATCTGACTTTACCGATATGCCATTTTTGGATGAATCCTTTAAACTGGTGGTATTTGACCCGCCCCATCTTCTAAAGGTTGGTCAAAATAGTTGGTTGGCCAAGAAGTATGGTAAACTTCCCGAAGATTGGCCAAGGGTGATAAAAAAAGGAATTGATGAATGCTTTCGAGTACTTGAAGATTACGGCGTTCTCATTTTCAAATGGAATGAAGACCAGATAACGGTTAGAGAAGTATTGAAAGCCATCGGACGGCAGCCGTTGTTCGGTCACACCACCGGAAGACATGGCAAGACTATGTGGATGTGTTTTATGAAACTACCAATTTACGAATAACAATGAGTATATTATCAGACGAATGGTGTTGCATGAATTGTGTACACCAAGAAGAATGTTTATTGGACGATCCAGAGTTGAACTTATTAGGATATTGTATGCAATACGAAGACGAAGAATGGGAGGATTAACTATGCCAACAATACTAAAAGAAACTTATCCAACAGCTAAGAAAGAACATGTGTGTGAGTTTTGCGCCTGCAAGATAAAGCCGGGACAAAAGTATGTCCGTCAAACAAATGTCTATGACGGAGTTGTGTATGACTTCATAACGCATCAAGAATGTAAGGAAGTTGCCCATGAATTGAGAATGTACGATGATTGTGGCGATGAAGGTTTATACGGCGAATCTTTTCGCGAATATCTAAGTGAATACGTTAATGTCAATCATTACGATGATGAAGTGGACGATATCTGTGCTGATTGGGATTTGCCTTACTATGAGATAGCGAAGAAAGTATTGGAAGAACTTAAAAAAGAATGACAATGAGAAAGTATAGAATATCCATATACGGTTTGTTTGGCCACATATTTGATGTGGAAATGAAAATGTGGTATGGTTGGATCGTGATAAAGAGATTTAAGGCAGATGTAAGCAATGTAGATACAATGATAGATGATATCATTTATTGCAATATGTTAGCTGAGGAACTTTTGGAAAAATTGAAGGAGGAATAACTATGAAATCAAAATTAGTGTTATCAGTCGAGCAAATGAAATATTTGCGGGAACTGGGATTAAATACAAGTGATGCAAGTATGTGTTATTGCTGTTTTTATGGCAATATAGAGGAAGAATGGGAACTTGAAATATATGAAGATGTAATTAATCAAAAAAGAGATAGTACATTTTTGGATATAGTCCCTACTTACACCTTTCAGGAAATTATAGAATTACTGCCGAAAGAAATTAAGACAGTTACAGATACTTATTATCTTACAATATCCACTTATGATTGTGATGTATGGTCTATATACTATTCAATGTCTGATGAATTTGATTACTATAAAGAGTTTAAATCAGATTCATTAATTGACGCAGCCTACGAGATGCTTTGCTGGTGTATTGAAAACGGATATATTAAAATTAATCAGTTATGAAAGCAAGAGTAAAAGCAACTGGAGTTTTAATAGACGTAATTCCGAAATTCAATATAAATGCGCAACATAGTGATGATAATTTATATGTATGCGATAATATGATTTTCAGAGAATGTGACCTTGATTTTTTGAATATTGGAAATTCAGCAATTGATTGGGAACAGAGACGCTATGAAATAGCAAAGGAAACAGTTACTGCAATAATGTCAAATGAAGATTTCTATCATCAGGTTTTATGTGAGGGAGCAGAGCATGGTCAAAGACAAATTCAAACTAATATTGCACGTGCCGCAGTTATATTTGCTGATGCTCTTATTGAGGAATTAAAGAAGGAGGAATAGCCATGCCAATAAGCGAAATAGCAGAATTAATACTTAAAATAGCGTTATTCATCCTCAATGCCACAACCGTTGCCATTGTTGTAATTTTGATAAGCAAATGGCACAGACGCATGGAGGACAAGCTGAATGGCATCAAAAGTTATATTCAGCATGTAGCGGACCGCAATGACATCGTATACATCAATCAGCTTGAAGAGATAAAAAGAATACTGATAGAGTCTGAACGTTACGAAGATGCAGCCAAGATAAGCAAGTATATTGAGGATGAATACAGTAATCTTAAAAGAAAAATAGAAGACAGAGAATAAATAATTGATCCTTTAAAATGATTATGAACCAAGAAGACAGCAACCTACTGGCGGAATGTATGAAGGAAGCCATGAAAGTGGAATTCCTGGAAACCAGCGAAGAGATAAAGCTATATGCTTATGCCCTGTATAATGCGGAAATGTGGGGGAAGAGTGTAAAATAATAAACTGAAATTACTAACTTTGTGCTACATGTCAAGTGGCATGTAGCTAATCAGACGAAAAGACATGAAGTTATCAGTAAAACAGGAAAAATTTTGCAATTACTATATTGAGTGCGGGAATGCATCTGAGGCTTATAGGCGTGCATATCCAAGTAGTGAAAATTGGGCTGATAAAGTGGTATGGACAAAAGCGTCGGCTCTGTTAGATAATGGTAAGGTTTTGGTAAGGGTAAAAGAGCTTCAAGAAGAACTAAAGAGGAAATCAGACATTACAAAAGAAGAGGTATTAAATATGCTTAAAAGCTTTATGTATGCTGACATACGTAATTTCCTTACCATAAAAAACGGCAATGTCATTTTCAAAGATAGCGAAGATTGGACTAATGAAATGGCAATGCAGGTCGAAAGCGTGAAACAAGGAAAGGATGGGATTGAAATAAAACTAAATGGGCGTACATGGACTATCCAGCGCATTTGCAAAATGCTTGGCTTTGATTCTCCTCAAGATATGAATATAAACATTGTATCTCCTATGAGTAAAGAGGAAGCCAAACGAATAATAGAAGACTTATGATGGGGGAAGGATATGATTACATACGGGCATTTTGCTTGTCAGGAACATTGAACTATACGAGGTATTTCTTTAAAGCAAGATTTGGTCGTAAATTTGTAGTAAACGACCATCACGTAAAGATATGCCAGGCTCTTGATGATGTGATTGACGGAAAAATAAAGAAACTGATTATAAACATAGCTCCGAGGTATTCCAAGACGGAATTAGTAGTTAAGAATTTCATATCGTATGGACTTGCAATCAATCCATCTGCCAAATTTCTTCATTTGTCTTATTCTGATGATCTTGCTAATGATAATTCGGAGGAAGTAAGAGATATAGTTAAGTCGGAAGAATACAAGTGTATATTTCCTTATGTAGGCATAAAGAAAACTAGTGATGCAAAAAAGAAATGGTACACAACAGAAGGAGGTGGCATGTACGCTACGGCTGCTGGGGGGCAAGTTACAGGTTTTGGAGCCGGTGCTGTCGATGATAAAAACGATTTATCCGAAGCATTAGAAGAATTAAAACCTTCTTCTAAATTTGCAGGTGCATTGATTATTGACGATCCGGTTAAGCCTGAAGATGCGATATCTGACACTCCTAGGGAAAAAGTAAATCAAAGGTTTGAAACAACAATAAGAAACCGTGTAAACTCACGGAATACCCCTATCATAATCATCATGCAAAGGCTTCATGAGCATGACCTTTGCGGATATTTAATGGAAACGGAGCCAGGAGAATGGACTGTTTTGTCACTTCCTGTAATAGTCTATGAAAATGGGGAAGAGAAAGCCTTATGGGAGTTTAAGCATACACTTGAAGAACTGCATAGAATGCAAAAAGTAAACAGCTATGTCTTTGAAACTCAATATATGCAGAATCCTACTCCTATGGAGGGCTTAATGTATAGTAAATTTAAAACTTATGATACTATACCAATCACAAATAGGGCAATAAGAAAGAATTACACAGATACAGCAGATACGGGGAGTGATTATTTATGCTCTATTGATTATATTGATACGGAGATAGGAAATTTTATTCTTGATGTCCTTTTTACACAAAAGGACATGGAATTTACCGAGCCGGAAACAGCTAAAATGCTTACTAAAGACCAAATATCCAAGGCGAATATGGAAAGCAATAATGGAGGAAGAGGATTTGCTAGGAATGTAGAGAAACAGATGCGGATAATTGGTAATCCTAGGACTCAAGTAAGCTGGTTTCATCAGTCAAAAAATAAGGAGGTTCGGATCTTTACCAGATCTTCCGAGGTGATAAATCTTACTTATTTTCCTACTGATTGGGAAAGGAGGTGGCCGGAGTTTGCGTCTCAACTGAAAACATATAGGAAGAAAGGAAAGAATTCTTATGATGATGCTTGCGATGCTCTTACAGGAACTGTGGAAATGAGAGGTGAAATAGATGTCCTGTACTACAAGAAAGAAGAGATGGGAGAAAATAACCATATATTTGTTGAGATACACCCGAATATTAATGGGCTATTTATAATGGTTTCTTATTGTGCTGTTGACGGAAAGATATTCATGATTGATTGCTTGTTCTCCGATTCGTTAATACCTGTTGACCAGCTTATTAATAAAATAGACGGGAATGCACAAATGGAGATACCTGTTGAGATGAAACATTATGCAGACGATTATAGAAGGCGTGTTGATCATAATTTGTGGGTAAGAGAAGAAACAGCAGACAAGAAAACCATGATTGAATCTTATAAATCGATTATTAAAACAATCTGTTTTCCAGAATTGGATGATTCATTTAGTGCATTAATAGCTAATATGTCTGATTATGACGGCATTAACAGTTTTGAAAGTATGTATGTGCTATCTTGTGTATGTGCTCGTGTAAAATCTTTAAAAATGATATAATCTTAAAAATAGGACATTGTTTTTTGTATTACCCTCGGTGTTTTTCTGACCGATTTTATAATTATATTAAAAATAGAACATTTCAGCAATGTTCATTCAATAATAATCAGATAAAATTTTTATGTAAAACTTTGGCGTTATAGAAAAATGGCGTATATTTGCAGCGTTACACATATTTAGTGGCAGACGGTTGTCTGCTAATAGCAGGCATTTTTTATGCTTGTAAGTACGCTGTATATATAATACAACGGTCTGCAAACCTGTGAGGAAAGTTAACAGCTTCCCAACTGCCACTAAGGTATGTGTAACGACGGGTTAATTGCAGACCGTCTTTTTTTCTGCAATGCCATAAAACGTTACAAAAATGGCAAAAGAAATTATTCTATCAAAGGAAAGTAGCGAAAGCGAAATCAAAGCGTACTTCAACGTTGTATTAAAGTTATCCCAATCTGATAACGAGTTCCCAATTAACCTTGATGAAGTGTGGCCGTTGGTCTATTCTGAAAAGGGAAAGGCTGTTAGAGCTTTGACATCAAACGAGCAATTCATTGAAGGAGTTGATTACAAAACGCTTGCCCAAAATGGCAAGCAAGATGAAGCAAGTTGGGGAGGTAACAACAAAGTGAACTACTACCTAACCGTTTCTTGTATGGAGTTCTTCATCGCCCGCAAAGTAAGACCTGTGTTTGAGGTGTACAGACAAGTATTCCACCACACTGCCCAGAAAACAATCGAAGACCAGAACAAATCTAAGCGTGAGCCATCCTTAACAACAAAAGTCCGTGTTGGTCTTGAATGGGTAAAGGGTGTAAGTGAACTGCTTAATCTTAATGATTCTTCTAAACTTTCATTGCTTGGGAAAGTAGCCACTCCTCTCGGATTACCTACACCCGATTATACCCCAAGCAAAGGGATAGTAAAGTCCGCCACTGAATTGCTCAAAGAAAAAGGATTATCTATCAGTGCACAAGCGTTTAATCAAAGAGCAATTCAAAAGGGATTCTTATGTGAGATGAAAAGAAAATCGTCACATGGTAAAGACAAGCCTTTCAAATCCATAACTGAATCAGGTCTTTTGTACGGTGAAAATCAAGTCAATCCCAACAATCCTAAAAGCACTCAACCTTTATGGTATGAGGATAAATTTATAGAACTATTGGGGCTATTAGGGTTCCAACTTGCAAAATTGTCTTGATTGTATAAGCTGACAGCACATTTTCATCATCCCTGTGTACTATTTATCAATACACAGGGAGTACACACAATTATATCGAATAATCACACGAATCACACCATAAAATATGTCACTATGGATATGTACGAAGTCTTGCTACAAAGAGTTATTACTTTGACAAACGAGTATCTAAAACTGAAAGAAAGAATGTCTGAAAAGGAAAATGAGTTGAACACGAAGCATTTATCTTCTCCTAGGATAATAAAAATGAAGATTGAAAAATCGAAATAAACCAGTGTCAGGGGTATCGGTTCCGGCACATTAGTTGACGCCATCGAAAAGAAAGAGTAGCTTTTAAAGCTGCTTTTTCTGTTTATATAAACATGTCTATTTCATCATAAAATAATTATCTATTTTTATTTGGACTAAATAGAAATAATATATATATTTGCGGTGAGGATTACCAATCCCTTCGTGTGAAGACGCACGGAACCTATACGTTTTTATGCTATCGGATTTTTTCGTTAGTGTTTTTGTCCGTAAAGACCTCTTCATTTCGTAGGGAATGGTTATCTCAAATCAGATAATCATTCTTTTTATGTCTAAATTAGGAAATTGGTTTCAAAAAAGGATTAATATATCTGTTCCCTCCATGAGAGAGACAGTAAAGGCTATTGAAAAGGATTCTAATGGGAATTTCTGGTATCTTTCCAATTTCTTCTCGCCATCTGGTAAAATTAAAAATGATTATGATCTAACATTGGATAGGGATAAAGCAGATTCTCTTCTTGTATGTACCCCGTTTTCTACTGTTGTAAATAAAATAGGTTCTCTTTTTGCGAATGGGAAAATATATGTCACAGATAAGGAAGGTAATGAAAAAGAGGGATATAACGACATTAGAGAGTTGTTGTCACGTCCTAATCCACTTCAAACAAGGGTTGGTTTTTTAAAAGAGATTGAGATGTCTCTTAAACTTTTCGGATATTGTCCCATTTTCACTGTAAGAGCAGCAAAAAAATCATTGCCACTCGCAATGTATATCATACCTGCACAGATATTTCACATGGTTTCTTCTGGGAAACTATTTCGCCAGTATGATATAAAGGATATTGTTTCTAGCGTATACTTGGAGTGGGATGGTTTGCGGGAAGAATTATCAGACGAAGACTACTTTGTAATTTACGATAGTTCTGCAAATGTTAATGGTTCCAATCGAGACATAGAATTCTCTTCTGTTACAGACTCCCTTTCTATGCCGGTTAATAACTGGATTGCAGCGATGACAGCCAGTTATCAATTAATTGTAAATGGCGGTCCCAAAGGTATTATTTATTCTGATTATACCGATAAGATGGGTAATCAAGTTATGACACCAGAGGAAAAAGAAATATTGGAATCTAAACTAAAAGAAAAATATGGCATTCTCAATAAATTCCCAATTCTGACATCAAAGATAAAACTTGGTTGGATTCCTTTGAATTATGATTCCTCCCAGCTTAAACTTCATGAAGAGGATGAACGATGTAGCAGAAAGATATGCAATGCGGTAGGAGTTGATTATAGCTTATTTGATGAATCTAAATATGACAATAAAAGCATAGCTGAAAAATCAGCTTATCAAGGTCTTATTATTCCTGATTCTGAAAAAGTTGCAGAAGCTTTAACGGACGCTATTTGCCCTAAGGGTGTTTTTATAAAGCTGGATTATACCCATGTAGACTGCCTTCAAAAGGATAAATCATCATCTTCTTCTGCATTTCAGAAAATGGCTTCTTCTTTAATTCAGTTAGTTGAAAAAGGTCAAATAACTCTTGATGAATCCAGAAATGAGCTAGCAAAGTTTATAGATATTGATCCTGATAATCCAAAAGGTGAATTAAAAACTAATAACTCTATTGAAAATGGATAAAACTAATAAATATAGCGGAAGAATGGGGATGCAGTATAAGACATTCTCCATTTATGCTAAAGAAGTAAATTACGACAACGAAAGCCGTACTATTAGCGGTTATGCTGCGGTCTTTGGGAATAAAGATAAAGCCGGAGATATATTGGTTAAGGGTTGTTTCTCGAAGAGTATCCAAGATCGAGGTCCAGAGAGTTCTGCAAATGACAAGATAATCATGTTGTGGATGCATAACATGAATGAACCTATAGGTCGGATTACAGTATTGAACGAAGATGAAAAGGGGCTTTATTTTGAAGCAATAATAGATGAAGTACTGAGAGGAGAACAGGCAATAAAACAGCTCGAATCTGGAACTTTAAACCAGTTCTCTATAGGTTATCAATATGTGTGGGAAAATTGCGAATACGATGCGGAAAAAGACGCTTTCATTGTGAAAGAGGTAAAGCTTTATGAGATATCAGTAGTCTCTATCGGTTGCAATGGGAAAACTGAATATTTGGGGTTAAAATCTATAGAAGATACTGAAAAAGCTTATGAAGAATTAAATTTCGAAATATCTGAAATGTGTTCAGGAATGTCCGCATCCAAGCAACAGAAGATACAAAGAATTATATCAAAAGCAATGTCACTTGCATCTTTCAAGCCGGAGAATCGGAAAGAATCTTCACTTGAAGAAAAGGAAGCCGACATGCATGGCAATAAGGTGAAATCGATGTTCAAAAATTTAAAATTAAAGTAAGTATGGGAAAAGAAGTGAAAAAGATTGAGTTTAAAGACTTTCTTGATACAAAAGGATTGTCCGAAGATGAATCTAAGGTTTTCGATGTGTTTTCCAAAGGGCTTGACGGCTATATGGAAGCTCTCTTTGATCAGTTTATGAAAGATGAAATTGATTCTAAGTCCATGAAGGAATCAATCGAAGATGCAACAAAATCTATTGAGGAGTTGAAGAAAGAAGTAAAAGGATTTGCAGATAGTGAATCTATCAATGAACGCTTAAAATCTTTTGAAGAAACAATTGTACGCATTAAGGCGGCCACCGAAAAGACAAAAGGAGGGACATATAAATTAAAGTCTATTGAAGATCAACTTCGGGAACAGTTAAAAGCTTATATTACCGAAAACCAAAATGGTTGTTCTACAGTTGATTTGAAGTCTGCATGCAAAGCATCTCCGGGCAATAAGTTAGAGTTGAATCTGGTAGTAAATACAAAGGATGCTGCGGTTATATCGTCTGGTTCTTTGGCCCCTCATTATGGTGTTGAGATCGATCCCAATTTATCTGTAAATCCAAGATCTCAAACTGTAATTCGTAATTATGCAAGTGTTTCTGGGACTAACAGCAGGTCGCTTATTTATGCAGAATATGTTAGTAAAGATGGTGATGCAGCTTGGGTTCCCGAAGGCGGATTAAAACCGTTAATGGATGCAACTTTAGCAGAAAAGACCGTTACGGCAGCCAAGGTCGCTATTGCTGCTAAATTCACAGAGGAAACTCTTTCTGATTTTCCAAGCTTTGTGAATGAGGTACAAACGGAAATGGTCAATAAGCTTGGTATAAAGGAAGAACAGGGAATTTTGGAAGGTACAGGATCGTCTGGAGAAATCAAAGGTGTGGCCGCAGATATGCCGGCTTTCTCTTTGACAAACTTCTATATTGATAAGGCTAATATGTTTGACGCTCTTGTTGCTGCTTATTCTCAAATCGTCTCGACTAGTGAAATGGCTTATCGTCCAAACTTGGTGTTGATGAATCCTTTGGATTATGCTTCAATGCAATTAACGAAAGATGCTAACGGACAGTACTTACGCCCATTCCGATACAACGATGAGTTGATTCAGGGATTAAGAGTTGAAACTACTACCGCAGTAGCACAGGGGGACTTTATCATGGGAGATTTCTCTTATTTGAATATTCGTGACTTATGGGCTCTTTCAATTTCTCTAGGTTGGGAAAACGATGATTTCAGAAAGAATATTGTAACGGTGCTTGCTGAAAAAAGGCTGATGTGTTACATCAAGTCGCAATATAAGACAGCATTTGTTAAGGACAAATTCAATACAGTTATTGAAGGTATTACCAAATCAATTTGATTAAAGTATGGGAAGAGAATATAATATGAATTTGACAAAACGCTACAAGGTAACGTTTATCAAAGATGGTACAATGTATAAAAGTGGAGAGGAAGTTATGGTAGGTATGCCTCTTGCCAGCAAGTTTTATGCAGAAGGTAAAATTGAAGCGACTAGCGAATTGGTTAATGATGCCAAGGCTTTAGGATGCGAAGAACTTTTCACAAAACGTAAAAAGACTAATTCATGATTATTGACGGTTCATACTTTACGGGGATTCTAAATATTGGCATTATCTGGGATATAGATAATGATTCACCAACCAGAATAGCGGAAAGAGATAATTTGCAATCATATATTGATTTGTATGAAAGAGAATATCTCCGACTTGTTTTAGGGGAAAGTATGAGCCGTAAATTTATTGAATATCTTTCATCAAAAGAAGATGAGGTCGATAAATGGGAAAAATTGAAGGATAAACTTTCTTTTCGGGGATATAGTCCGGTGGCTAATTATGTATATTTTCATTATGTAAGAAGATGTGGCATAAAACAGACTCCGGTAGGAACTGTATATGCTTCTGGCGATGAGAAGGCTAATCCTAATATTCTTTTGGTTTCTGCCTGGAACGATATGGTACAGATGAATAAGGACCTGTATGACTTTCTTGAATCAGATAAGGAATATGAAGGTTTTTCTTTCAACTGCACTATGCTTGAATGTATTAATGGAATGGGAATATGAAATCAATTAATGACATATTTAGAGATGTTGTTGCAGATACTGCTAAGATATACGGTAATAACGTATCTTACATGTTTGGGGATTGGGAATACATTGCAGGTCAATTGACAGAATGGAGTGAGTCTCAGAAAACAAGTTGCTTAAAATTCCCTATAATATGTCTGTATTCACCATATATCGAAGATCGTACATCCAAAACTTTCGGTGCAACTCTTGAATTTCTTATTATGATTGATACTCAAAAAGGGTATACTAACGAGGAAAGAGAGAAGGTTTCTTTTCAAAGAGTGCTTCGGCCAGTGTATGATGCATTTATTCGTAGCATATTATCCTCTCCTGACCTGATTAATGAATATAGCGGTATAGTTCCCCATTTGTATACGGAAAACTACCGATATGGCAGAAAAGGCGTGGAAGCTGACGGAAAACCATTTAGAGATTTCATTGATGCTATTGAGATAAAGAATTTGAATATAAAAATCAAAAATAATAAATGTTATGGCGATAGAACTTAGAGAATGTGCTGGTATAGCTCAGTTTAATACCGGTTCCTCAAAATGTTTGCTTGATCCCGGAAAGGTAAAGGCTATTATATTGACTATGCATGGTTATAAGCTACCGGCAAATGCGACTGCTGAATTACTGGAGGCTGCTTGTCACGATGATAGACCAAATCGAATCTTTCCGATTAAAACCATTATTGAATACGCACCTTCTGGCGGTGAAGCGAATAAAAACGCTGTCGGTTACGGTCCAAATAAAATCACTTCGTATTCAGCAAAAGATGATGTGTGGACTGTCGATGAATATGACGCCAGTTTAAAGGCAAATATCATGGCTGCTAAAGGAGTGGCTTTTGATGCCTATTTCGTGGATGAAAACAATGTTGTTTATGGGATGAATGACGGGACTGATATTTTAGCCGGTATTCCTCTTGCTGGTATATATCCGGGTGGCCAAGATTGGGATTCGTCCGGTACCGAGGCTAATTTAACGGTAGGCACAATGTTCAAGGACTATGAGAAGTATGTGAAAAATGCTGATTACCGTGTATATAAGTTCGATGTAGTGGAAGCCTTGAAAGGCCTTGTATATGTTGAACTTGTAAAACTGGATACCGGAGAGAACAATTATAAATTGAAAGAGCACTTTGGAAATCTGGATATCACTTCTTTCTTTGGTGCGGTACTGGCTGAAGGTGCAACAACTTGTTTTGATGGTGAGGTGTCCGCTGTTAAATTTGAGAATGGAAATTTGGTTATCACAGCAACCGGTACTCCTTCCTTGAAGTCTCCGAAGGTTCTACAAGAGAATGGTGTTGTCGGTATTGAACAATGGAAGGCATGAAAGTCGAAGGTATCAATTTCGTAGACGAAGAAGTGCGGAAAATGAAGAAAAAAGAGTTTATTGCTAAACATAAAGTCCTTTTTTCTGGTCGGACTGAAAATGAAAAGGAAAGTATTCTCTCTGATATCTATGATAGAATTGTAGGTGTCAGATCTCCTTCAGAGAGTATTATTTAAAGTGGTTATTTTTCAGAGGAGGGAGGGCTGTAGCCTTCCCTTTTTCTATTATTTATCAATTGAATATGGCTACAATAAAAGAAGCATTGGATAATGTGACAGCTTTTGTTAATGGGTTTGAAGGAGAGATTCAAAATACCATGGATTCGAACAAATCTCTTGTTAGGGAATTTGTGACAGAGCAGTTGTATTCAGGTGTAAATGGGAATGATAAACCATTGCGACCGACTTACTTGAATGACCCTTGGTTTGCTACTGATGAAGCCGGGAAGTGGAAGAACAATGCAAAGGGGTACGCTAAGATGAAGAAGAGAATAACAAAACCTACTCCCTCTTTCCAGGGCTATCCGGCTAGAGATATTTATACTCCCAACCTCATTATAACAGGCGAATTCTATGATTCTATACGTGTCTCTTCGTCCTCAAAGGGATTGAAGATAGAAACAAGAGGAAGCGACATAGGCCCGGATATAGAAAGGAAGTATGGGAGTGCCATATTGGGAGTAGGAGTGAAGTCCCGTGAATACTTCCTCAAATATGTACTTAACCCGGCGCTTAAGAATTACTTTTCAAAATTTGGCGTATTATGAGTTGTTGGTGTCAAGGCAATAAGAGGCTTGCTTCTGAAGAGAAAATGCGGGAAATCGCAAAGAAGGCGGCTAAAATGGAGAAATCAGTGTATGTTCTATTCAAAAAAGAGGATGGCAGTATTTGGTATGCAAAAGAGGGAGAAGAATACAAGGGTGTTTTCGTCGAATACATATATCCGTAATACGAAGAATAGAATAATATTTGGTGTGCATTGTTAGAAAAATCACGGGGGTTATACAAAAAGTTTAGGAAAAATAGAACAATAAAACACCGTCGAGAGAAAAATAAAATAATTGTTTGCCAAATAATAAAAACTTGCTATATTTGTAGTGCGATACAGCTTGGGGAAGCGCATATAAGATATTAAGTATTTCCATAGAGTTGGGAATATATAAACAGTGCCGAAAGATCCTCAAGCGTTCGGTGCTGTTTTTTTATATTCCTGTGTGTGAAAGGGCACACTACGAAAATTGTATGAATGATATTCAGATTTTCAAAAATGAAGCTTTCGGTGAAGTGCGTGTAGCCGGAACAAGTGAAGAACCATTATTCTGCTTGGCAGATATTTGCAAAGTGCTGGAGTTACAAAATCCAACAACTGTGAAGAGTAGGTTAGATAGCGAGGATGTACAATTGCTTGATTTACACGCCCTAAATTATACAAAGGGTAGTATCGGAAATACAAAAGCTAATTTTGTTACTGAATCAGGTTTTTACGATGTAATCCTTCAAAGTTCTTCTCAAAAGGTAAAACCGTTTCGTAAATGGATAACTAGTGAAGTGCTACCTTCAATCCGCAAACATGGCATCTATGCTACCGACAATATTATTGACCAGATATTGAATAATCCGGATTTCGGTATTGAACTTCTCACTAAGCTAAAAGAGGAACGGTCGGCACGCATTGAAGCGGAGAAACAGGTAGCTGTGCTTACTCATGTCAATAAGACCTATACATGTACGGAGGTTGCGAAAGAGCTAGGGCTTAAATCGGCAATTGAACTCAATAACCGTTTAAAAGAACTTGGCGTACAATACAAAGTTAATCAGACGTGGGTTCCATACACCAAATACGCTACGCTTGGTTGGTTTGATATAAAGCAAGAGGTTGCTGACAACGGTCATATTATCTACCATAGAAAGATTACCGGAATTGGCAGACAGGGTATCATCAATCTGTTGGCAATGTGATTAATCAAAGAAAGGGCAGCCCTAAGCTACCCTTTCCCGCTGATTGGCGTCAACTAATGTGCCGGCCGAAGCCCCTGACACTAACTTATTTTGCTTTCTCTATTCTCATCTTTATTATCCTTGGAGCCGTTGAGTTCTTTATTCTTGTCTCGTTCTCCAACTCCTTAACCCTTTCCTTTAACTGCAAGTATTCATCAGTCAGTAATACAATTCTTTGCAGTAAAATTTCGTATAAGTCCATAGTGATATATTTTTATTAGTGTGATTCGTGTGATTCGTTTAATTTTTCGATATAGTTGTGGCTGTCCGGCATTGAAACGGACTGCTGTAAATGTGCGATGTGTGTTATACTATCTTGGCTAGCTTTCCGTCAGAAGGTTTTCCTCCAAACAGGTGGTTCAGATAAGCCAATCCCTTTTGGGTAACTAGCACTTTGGTTACGACAAATCCCGGATGATTGTTTCGCTCGATGAATTTCTCCTTCATCTCGAAGTATCCGGCATCAATAAACCTCTGTTTGGGTTCGTTGCGGTTGGCGAAGAATACGCCCGCTTTCCTTAGCTTGTCGAATAGGGTATTTCGCCCGAATCCGAGCTTTAGGATCTTGGCGGACATTCCTATGTCTACCTTGTCGTCGGTGGCGAAGGCTGCGTCGGCAAAGGCTGCTTTTGGCTGGAGTTTGGCGTTTTGCTGTTCTAGTTGCTTCTTCTCCTGTGCCAGCCGTTGCTTTTCCTCTTCCGATGATACGAGGGCTTTCAGGGCTTCGAGGTAGGTTTGGGGAGTTTGAGGTTTGCGCTTCTCTAGTTCGAGTTGTTCCCAGCGATCAATAATCTTCTCACGGAGTACTGCGTCGTAGCCGGAGGCGAGGATCAGGCATCCTTTCTTGGTGAGTTCGAAGCAGGGGAGTTCTTTATATCCTCCTCTTGGCTGTGGTTGCTTGTAGGATGTCTCCACAAAATTGTGGTGTGATACTCCTTGTTTTAGTAAGTTCCTGATGTCTCGCAAGATAGCATCATGTCTTTTGCCTGTAAGTTCAGCTATTTCAAGCGAACTCATTCTATCCGTGTCGTGGATTAACGTCGCCATCAAACTACTATTATTTGTTTGATGATGATTGTCGATATTGTTGAACATAACAATAAATAAAAAAGGTATATTGCCTTTCCCGCTGTTCAACACATATCGACTATGCTGTGGTTCCATTATAGTTCCACACGGGGGTACAATATACCTCAATATTTTAAATACAAGCATAAAAAATGCCTGCATAAGAATGCAAGCTCCGCCTGCACAGTCGATTTAAATATGTTGAACGCCGCAAACATACAAACTATTTTTGAAAAAAGCAAGGAAAAACAACTTTTTTACCTTCAAAGTAAAGATATATGTTGATTTCCTTGCATTTATGAACAGTTGTCATTTATTTTGCTTTTGTACAACCATAATACACACAAAATATGAATAAAGCATTTCTAATATTTGCCTTGCTGTTTCTTATTGGATGCAGCGAAGAAAGCGATCCTGTTCCAGAGAAAAATAATGAGGAAAACACGGAATCCTGTGATAATAATGCATTTTTAGTTAATGGTTTTAGCTGTAATATTGATTTTAATGAAGAAAATTACACCATAAAGGTTAGTAAAGATAATGAATTCCTTTTTGAAGTGTCCGAAGAAATAGGAAAAGGGACTAAGTTGGATATAGATTTGGGATATGGAAATAAAAAAGATGTTATCGCTTCGTATATTAAAATTTTTGATATTCTTCAATATGAAAATACATATTATCTATTAGCAGATTTAAGAGACCAATCTGATATTTTGAGTTTTTGGGGAATTAGAAAGTTATATTCTTACGAGAATGGCACGGTTCATGCAGTAACATTGAATACTAGTTCTTACTTGCCTACGGATATGGCATTTTGGTTTGATAATAGTATACATGTATCTGAAAACTATTCCGCATATCCAGAAGCAACCGCTTCAGAAGGACATGTGTATGATAATGAATTAAATCTTATAAGCAAACATACTCATTATGGCAAAGTTTTAGATTTGTATCATGTAATAAATGTAAGTGGAGGGGAGGGAATTCATGCTAAAAATCCTTTGAGGATCAGTTGGTATGATATTCGCAACTCTTCCCATTATATTTGGCAATACATGTGTGATATTAATAATAATGAGTTTGTCATAAATAGTTGGGAGTCTTCCTATTCCCAGAATAATACCATTCTTGTTACTATAAATATCACGTATATAACGGAAGAAAAAGAGGTCTTAAATTTTGAATTTGACAAGGAGACAGGAGAACTTATTAAATAAACACATAAAGTACACACAACATGAAGAAAATTTTATTCCCTTTAGTAGCAATATTGCTATTAGCAGGCTGTAGTTCTAGTGAAGATGTAATAGATGAACCGGAACCTCCAAAATATAGTATCAATAGTACGGTTCAAGTAGGTGATATTAAACTACAATCTTATATTTTTGAAGGAGATTATTATATAGAGGCTATTGACGAATCAGGCAACAAGGCTTTTACTATCAAGGATAAGGCGGAAGGGTATATTGAGGACTTAGGGTTTGGAGAAACTAAAGAATACCCAGTTAATGGATGTTTCATTTTAAGTGCTTTAAATAAGAATGATCATCTCTATATATTGGTCAGTTTATATGGCGCTCAGGTTGCTCATCCTCATAAATTTATGTTAAAAGTAAGAGAAGGTAAAATAGTAAAAAAAGAATATTTAGACATATATGATTCTCAAAGTCCATCCTTGCGCTTTTACCCCGAAAAAATAGCAGAATGGTATGGAGAATATATTGTGATATATTCCACAATAAGAACTAGTGCATATTTTATCTCTGTATTAGATAAAGATTTAAATATTATATGGAAAAATCTAACTGGGTTTATGCATACAGAGAAATTTATTGCCTATATAGAGCAGAAGAACTATATAGCTTTATCTGTAAAGAATATGGTTTATATAGCAGGCAATACTGTAAATTGTGTAGATATATCAGAATATAGATACTTAGAATCTTTTGTCTGGCAGACTACATTTACCGATGAAGAAATAAGAGTAGACAAGACCTCATATTCATTGGAAGGAGACAACGTAATAGTAGACGTTGAAGCAACCACTAAGGCAGGAGAGAAAAAGAAATATCATCTGGTATTGAATAAGGCGACAGGCTCTCTGCTTAACTCTGAATCCTAACCCTCAAATAAAATATAATCATGAAAACATCCAATTACGCCTCCAGATTATCCGTCAGCTGTGGCAAGAACACGGACAGCATGGAGAAACTTGCAAATTTATGTGAGCAAGAAGCCGAAAAGCTAGTGAAAACGCTGGATATTGCCGAGGGAGATGCAATATCCGTAATTTTTTCTACAATACCAGGTCCCGGATTCCCTGAACTTATCTGTGTGGGAGTATTCAGTAGGGACGAGAGTGAAAAGATCGTGTACGAACTAGATTTCTCGGAGTCAACATTGTAACTCATTCCCGCCCCTATTGCGAAGGGCGGTTTTTGTTTCTAATATTATCTTAAATAAATTCGCTAAATGTGCGAATTAAAAAATAAAATACTATCTTTGTAGCATTAATAAACAGCTATGAATGTAGAATTTGAAAAAGATTATTTAGCGGACTTATACGAAAAAGGTAAAACGACCGATAAAAAACATCGGTTTCAACCTAATATAGTAAAGGGATATTTAAAGTGCGTGAAAGTCTTGATGAGTATCTCCAGAATGGAGGATTTATTCACTTTCCAATCTTTAAATTACGAGAAGTTGAAAGGTGATAAAAAGGGGATTTCTTCTTTGCGTATAAACGATCAATATCGTTTGGAATTTAGGGAAATACCTAGTCAAAGCGATCAATCAATAATAGAAATTTGTTCAATAGTGGATATAACGAATCATTATAAATAAGGATATGGGAAAATTAGCAAACAATTTACAATCGTTCATTCCGTACCATCCCGGAGAGTTGGTAAAAGATGAGCTGGAATACCGATCTATAAAGCAAAAAGATTTTGCCGAGAAGTTCAGTATTTCTTATAGTGTGCTGAATGAGGTTCTAAATGGGAAAAGATCCATAACTTCAGAATTTGCATTAGTTCTGGAAGCTGCTTTAGGGATTAAGGCAGACGTTTTGGTTAGGATGCAGACAGATTATAATTTGGATATAGCTAGAAGTAGCGATAAGATGAAGGAAAAGCTGAATAATATAAGAAAAATTGCGGCAGCATTATAATATTAGTACAGCTCAGTTTTGATTAAGCATTATCAAGATCTTTTGTTTGACGACATTCTGTACTGGATACCTCGAAAGAGGTGCTTTGGAAAGCCCGAATATAATCGGGCTTTTTTGTTTTAATATAGCTGTTATTAGTGTTCTTCTTCTATCTGATAGCCAGCTAGAAGTTAGTGCTATTAGTGAGCGAAAAGCTGGTGCTGAAACTGTTAATAATCTAAATATTACTTAAAAGATTTATGTAAGGCTCTTGATAAGACTGTTGTTTGATGTTGTTGTTGTATATTTGCACGTCGATATGTACGAAACACATAATTATATAGCAATAACACTTACTAGAAATATAGATTGTCTTACAATTAATTATTTCTATGAAAGGAGATAAACATGAAGCCATTATTGTACACGCAACACACACTGATGATAGAAAATCCTTCTAAATCACTTCTCATGCTTACTAATCAGCTAAGGGATAAGAAGATATCCCATTTAGAAAGAGAAGATTTTTTTATTTTCCCCAATAAATAAATTCTAAAACAATAATCCTAGTGAGAGATACCTTATATGTATTTAATAGGATTTGGCGACATGTATGAATGAACTATATGATAAATCTGAAATAAACTTGGAAGCTGCTATTAAGTTGCATGAGGCAGGAATGTATGATGCAGTTTGTCATCCTTCATATTACTCATGTTTGCAATTAATGAGCCATAAATTAATAAGAAAGGGAATGTCTCTATATGAACAAGGGGTAAAAGCTTCTGCTGATTATAATGGTCATTCCCACAAATGTTTAATATATGAAACATGTAAATTTCTGAGATTTGAAGGGAGTAGGGATAAACAAAATTACATCAATAGCGTTAAACAATTAAAGGAGAAAAGAGAAGATGCAGATTATCATGAAATAAGAATATCACCCGATCAAAGTGATAAATGCATTAAATTGGCTAAAGATATAAGACAAAAAATAAACTCAATATAATATGGATGAAAGAATAGACAGAATTAAGGCATTTCTAATTGAAATGAACTCTAAATTTAATAATTTAAAGTTTAGATGTGGACACGGTTCTTCAAACCATACATTTATTATTGAAGTAGCCCCCTTGTCAGAGTTTAACAATAACGAAGATTATGCGAGAGAAGAACTTTGTTTCGCTACACAATTTGATATTGATTATGCTGATTATGATATAATATTTGTATCTGAAGAAGATGTATGTAAAGCCCAAGATATATTATTTGAGATAGGGTATGATTCTCCTATAGAATATAAGAAAAATAACACTATCTTTGATTTTAATTTTGATTCTTGGCTTATAGAACAAAAGGAAGAAGAAATAAATTACGCATTAGCAGCATAAGTATGGAAGAGATAAATAAATCAGAATTTCGTTTTGACGGATATTTAATAAGAGAATCATCTATTAAAATAAATAAAGAGGTGAATGATGGTACCGAATTAGGTTATCAATTATTCCTAGAGGAGTGAAACATAAGGAAAAATTCATGTTAACTCTTGAAGTTTCTGTAAAAGATAAGGATGGAGATTTTTCTGTGGATTTAATAACAGAAGGTTTTTTTACTTTTAAAGAAAACTTGGATATAACGAAATTGGGTACATTTTTCACCATTAATGCCCCCGCATTAATATTCCCTTATATCAGGGCTTACATTTGCATGCTTACATCATTGTCTGGAGCAGGTAGTGTTGTCCTCCCAACCTTGAATCTAGTAGATGTTGGTAGAGAGCTGGCTGCTAAAATAATTGATAAAGATAAAGCGGACTAACCTCCGCTTTTCTTTTGCTATCCCTCCTTATATTTATTCATTCTAAATAGCTTGTAAAACTCCCAAAATATTTCTATATTTGTGCGGAAACTATGTCAAGTGGCATGGTACTTAATTCGCACGTTATATGGCTAATGAATTAAAAATTACTGATGTAGTAGATGAAAGCGTTTTCAATCAATTAGAGAACCTAAAAACAGAATTCAATGAAAACTATGCTGCCTATAAGAAATTCATAGGGCTATTAGCAAATGGGATGAAAATTAGTCCTAAAAATTATCAAGAACTTTCCGATAAATCCAATGCGTATAATAATGCGTTAAACAACCTGATTACTACCCAAAACAAGTTGGCGTCTATTCAGGAAAGACAGAATAAACTACTTGGAGACTATGGAAACAAGATAACAAAATTGCTGACGTTAAATACATTGCCTAAGCAATTTGATGATCTGACTAAAACCATAAATAAGCTTTCAGGTTCTCTTGATGCGCTTTCTTCTAAATTTCAAAGTACCTCCAGTGCACAAAATTCAGCCGCACAAGCTAATCAATCTTATGCGCAATCGGCAAATCAACTGAATCAGGCTATTTCAACTACAGAGGCAAAATACACAGAAATAGTTGATAACATATTAACCTATGATAGCCATGTAACTAAATTAACAGCAGATACGATTCAAAATAAAATTCGAATAAAAGAGCTTAACGATGAATTAAAGTCTTTGGATAAGGAATATAAGAATGGGACTATTGGAATTACTGAATATCTCAATAAATCAGCCCTGTTAAAGCAAAGACAAACAGAGTTATCGGAGCAAAACAAGCAATATTCCAATTTAATCCGGAATCATTCGGCGGTTATTATTTCAACTGCTAGCAGCTATAATGAAATGAATGCTGCGGTATTAGCTCTTGAAAAAAGGCTGAAAAATATGCCTAAAGATTCGTTTTTGGGAGTTGAAGGGCAAAAGACCTTACAGCAAATACAGACTTTAAAGAATGAGTTAAAGTCTATGGATGCTCAAATGGGTAACTACCAAAGAAATGTAGGTAATTATGCGTCTCATTGGAATGGATTAAATATGTCGGTTCAGCAAGTCGCACGTGAATTACCCTCTTTGGCTGTCGGGTGGAATACTTTCTTCCTTGCAATATCCAACAACTTGCCGATGCTTGCCGATGAACTGAAAAAAGCAAGAATAGAGTATCAAGCAATGCAGGAAGCCGGACAAAAAGGTATTCCTGTATGGAAGCAGCTTACAAAATCTATTCTTAGTTGGCAAACAGCGTTGGTAGTAGGTATTACTTTGCTTTCTGTATATGGAAAAGATATAATGGATTGGGTAGCAAGCTTATTTAAAGGTAAGGGGGCAATAGATGATATTGTTTCTGCTGAAAGAATGTGGGTAGATGCGATAAAAGAAGGAAGATCTTCTTCTATCAAAGAGAGAAAAGAACTAGAATTATTATATAAAGCAACCCAAGATACATCACGTTCAATGCAAGAAAGAAATGCAGCTGTTGATGAGTTGCAGAGGAAATTCCCTGAATATTTCGAGAATATAAGCAATGAAGATTTTTTAGCCGGTAAGGCTGCTGATTCCTATAACAGATTAGCTGGGCAAATCTTGAAAACTGCACAAGCAAGAGCTATACAGGATAAGCTAGTAGAAAGATCTAAAGAACAGTTGGAATATGAAGACCAATTAAACAACTTATTTTACGAACGTAGTGTTTTGAATAATAAAATACGGGATGCAGAAAGAAGATTGACTAAAGGTCCAGCTGCTGCAACTAATGCAGCTAGAGATATTTATGATCTAGGGAAAGAAGCTGCTGATTTAGATGAAAAAATATCTGAAATGCAAAATAAATTGAGAGAAAATGAGAGGCAAACTATTAAACTTGAAAATAAACTAAATATAGACGATTTATTAACCCCCTTAGGAAAAACAGAAAGTGAAGGTAAAAAATCAGCTGATGAACAAGCCAAATACCAAGAAGATATCGCTAAACGCCTTTCCGATACCCGCATTTCCCTTATAGATGACGAATATGAAAAAGAAAGAGCAACGGCACAAAAGAAGTATGAGGAAAATATAGCTTTCATCAAAGGTAATTCAGAAGAAGAAAATAAATTAAGGGCTAATTATGAAGAAATACTTAAAAACGAATTGCTGGCTATTGACAAAAAATACTTGGAAAAAAAAGATGAAGAAGAAAGGAAGAAGATAGAGGCTTCTGTTAAGTATCAATTGGAAGAAAAGCAACAAGAATATGCAACATTAGCTATTGCATATTCTCAAAATATGCAAAAAGAGATTGATGATGAATTAGAACGATACAGACAGGGAGAAATTTCTAAAGAACAATACGAGAAAAACAAAGCTGAAATAACTCAAAAATACGCTCTTCAAGAAGCTCAAAGAGCGATTGATCTCCTCAAAGAACAAATCGAGATTTCTGGTCTGTCTGATGAGGAAAAGTTTAAAATAAAAGAGGCTCTAGCGAAAGCTGAAATAGATTTAGCTAATAAAGTGCGTGACGCTAAGAAGAAAGCCAGAGATGAAGAAACAGAAGATGAAAAGAAGTATTGGGCAGAGTTGGAAGCTTCATTGCAGCATTTGGAATATGTCAGCAATAATGCAGTAGATGGATTGGGCACATTATTTAGTGGGTTAATGAGCCTAATTACAAAAGTTGTCCGTGATGGTAAACTAGAAATTGAAGATTTATTAGCTAGTATCAGTGCAATATCAGAAGGGCTAACTTCTATTATGGTTGGAATGTACGACCAACAAATGGAGAAAATAGAAGAGCAACAGGAAAAGAACGAGGAAGCTGGAGAAGAAGAGATAGAACGCATTGAGGAGTTGGCGGAGTCCGGTGTTATCTCTACAGAGGAAGCAGAAGCTAGAAAAAGAGCTGCCGAGCAAGCAACAGCAGATAAAAATAAGGAATTGGAAAAGCAAAAAGCTGACTTGGAACAAAAGCAGGCCAAGTGGCAAAAGGCTAATTCTATTATTCAGACGACTATTGCTACCTCTCAGGCTATAATGAAGGCTTTGGCAGAGGCCGGACCTTTCGCCGGTCCTATTCTTGCGGCTGTAATCGGAGCTATGGGAGCCGCCCAAGTAGCTATAATTGCCTCGCAGCCGATACCTAAATACGCAAAGGGGACTGATAATCATCCCGGTGGATTGGCTATTGTTGGTGATGGAGGCAGGCAGGAGGTTATTGAAACTGATAATGGTGCGTATATTACTCCTTCTGTTCCCACTTTGGTAGATATCCCCAAAAGAGCGAAGGTTATCCCTAATTTGGTCGATTATCGCAAGATGTCTTTACATTCTGATGCTCTAATGCTTGATCGACAAATGAGAAACAATAATGGAGAACCGGTTATTGTCAATGTCAAGAATGATTATAAAAACCTTGAACGAAAAATGGATATGGCTAATCAAAGTATGGCAAACTTGAACAAGACATTGCGGAAAATGGCCCGAACTTCCGAATATCGTAATCTATCAGGTATTATTTGAATATAATTAATAAGCGTGTGAAGGAGTACGTAAAAACTATGTTATACACCGATCTTGATAAAATTTCCCTAGATACATTCATTGATGTATTTACAGGAGATAAGAGTAAGCTTATCATCGAAGGAGAACATTCTGAAAAAGAACTGTCCGAACAATCGGAGAAACTCATTACCGAATATGTAGAGATAATCGGAGGATCCTCTTTTCTGTCTGAAATGTCCCAAAGAAACAATTTAATCAACCTTCACATAAAAATTGAGTGTATGAAGGGAGTTGAAATTATGATTAAAAACAAGGATTGGGAGGATGCTGCACATATTCTTTCAGAGTTTGGATTTTCATATTTTCCCTCCGAACACGAAAAGATACGTAAGAAAGTATATTCTATCCTTTCTATGAGTAAATATATGCTTGAACGAATAAATGCTAAGGAAAAGCCTGAAAATAACTCAAAAATGGATAAAAACTACTTTGCAAGAGAAAGAGTGATGGTTATGTCTCATTTTGGAATGCAAATCCGGAAGAACGAGATTAGTGCAAAGGAATATGCTTTCATGGTAAAGCGTATGTGTGAAGATGTAAAGTCTATGAGCAAATCGATAAAACATAAATAACCTATGTATTTCAGATGCCAGATATTAATAAACGGAATATCTTATGAAGCGACCGATGATCTTAAGAATTGGGATGATTTCGAATTGGCTTATAAGAGAAGTAATTATGACGGGGTAATCCGGTCGTTTAGTACAAAATTCGAATTTGTCAATCGCTCCTACGAGCTTTTAAAGGAGGAGTTTGCAAAAAACTATCTTTCTTCTAAAGCCGGCATTGCTTTCTATAAAAGGAATAATAGCTGGAATTGGGATAAGATATTTCATTGCACATTGGATTTTGGAACTTATTCGGAAGACGGTATGGTTGTCTCTATCAATGCGGTTGACGATAATCTCGCTGCTATCATCAAGGCAAAAAGGAATATTCTGTATGAATATCCGGTAGCCGATCTTTATACCAGAAGTTTGAATTATGATGGCTTGAAGTTTCAATATGAGGCTAAATATGTATTAGGAGGAAGTACTTATGAATCGGACGGTGTTCAGTATGTTAATATAACAAAGGTTTTCGGTGGAACTTATGCATATACAATCCCTATATATAAATTGAGCAATAGCGAACTTCCTTCTTTGGATTCCCCTATAATTTTTAGCGACGCCCAATTTACCGAAAGTAGTTTGGAGGAAGGGGTACCTTTTGCCGAAGCTTTGGCGGATGTGCATATTGATTTTAATTTCACAACAGACTATTATGTACACATATATGAGGGAATAGTTAAGAATATCAAGCTCCGGATATTCAAGAAAGACTCTGGTGGGGCTATCGAAGACGTGTGGTCGCATTATAGTGACGGATTTTACAAATATATCAATGAAATTATACCAATTGATTTGATAAAAGGACAAAAGACCTATTTCATGATGGAGTTGACTTTCGGAGCTCCTATCTCAGAAGGTTCTTTTACCAAAAATGTAGTTGACGTAGTTTTCCCTAACTTTTCATTGGGAATAAGCTTTATGTCTAGAATTAACACTGTAAACATAGATGTAATCTCGCCTATTACAGTTCTTGGAAAATTGCTGGATAGCATGACCGATAGTACCGAAACGTATTCCGGACTTATTGATGATTATGATCCCCGTATGAGCATGGATAGGCTTTCTACTTCCTATATCATGGCGGCGGAAAGTGCCCGTGGCCTTCCGAATGCAAAACTATATACTTCTTATAAAAAATTCTGCGATTGGATGGAGGCTGAGTTTGGTTATGTACCTGTTATAAATGAAAATACTGTGACCTTCATGCATCGTGATAAACTGTTCACTTCAACGGTAGTTAAAGATTTAGGTACAGAAATAAACGATTATGAGTTCTCCGTGAATGACTCTTTAATATATTCTTCTGTAAAGGTTGGTTATGACAAAGAAGATTATGACAGTGTTAACGGCCGTGATGAGTTCCGGTTTACCAATGAATTTTCTACCGGGCTTAACTTGCGGGACAATACCTTGTCTCTGATAAGTCCGTATAGGGCAGATGCCTACGGAATAGAGTTTCTGGTTCAGAAAAGAGGCGAGGATACTACGGATAACGACAGTGATAATGATGTATTCTTTGTAAGTTGCGATCAAGACGGGGTGAATCTCAAATTGTATAGGGCATATACACCTTCTCAGCTTTCCGGGTTGCTAAGTCCTGAGACTATGTTTAATTTTCAATATTCGCCACGTTTTATGCTGGAGGCGAACAAAAAATATATAGGATCTTGTACTGGAATGCTTAAGTTTACATCTTCTGACGGAAATAGTGATGTTGCTATCAATGGTGTGAAAGAGACCGACGATTTCCCGACATCTGGACGTTTGTTTACAGTATCGGAGGTAGAGGTGAAAACTAGCGATATGTCTACTCCCAGCGATTTAACCGGTTTGGTGTCATTTAGCAATAAAGGTAAAATAATAACCGGGTATATAAAGCAGATGTCATTGAATGTCGCAAAGGAGAAGGCCGCTACATATACGCTGATCGTAAAAGAAGTGAAGAGTTAGAACAATAAGAGGATTGTTAAAGTGCCTTCTGTTGCTTATATGCAATAAAAAGGAAAATCTTTTGCTATTTTTGAGATTATTGGTATATTTGCAGTGAAGTGTCATGTGGCACTGTTACCCACTTAAGAACGAAAAGACCGTATGATTAAAATAGGAGACATCTGTCCATTGTTCTTTAATCCTATAAAGAATAAATTCCAACAGGACATAGACTATATTCAACGTTTTCATACTAATGATAACGTTCTGATTCAAATCTTTTCAAATGATTCTTCCCATACTGTAAGGGCATATCTTAGAAATTTGATAGTCGGGACTCAAAGTAGTATCAGCCTATTAGAATATGAAGTCAATGATAGTACTAAGATGTACTATTCTAATATAACCGGGTTATCGGATTCGGTTTACAAAATAGAAGTTGTGGATGCATCCGGAGATTTCTATGTCTTAAGCGAGCCTTTTGCCGTTTGCTCTGATAGCCTGATGCTTGAAGAAACATCTCTTATTTCTTACTCTCATAAGGATAATAATTCTCCGTTTGATAACATTTTCTGGATCGATGATGCACAACAGGTATTTAATTTCAGGCTGGAAGCCGGTTTTAAACCGGGAGGATTTTCGCCTAAGATAGAAAATGAGCAATTTAGAAACCAGAAGCAAGAGATAATAGAATTGTACTCTATTCCTTATGATGCCTTTTCCTTGACATGCGGAAATGCATCCGGTATCCCCTATTGGTTCGCGCAGTTTATCAATAAAATCTTATGTGTGTCTGACTTCAGAATTAACGGAAAAGGATATGTACGTTCAGGAAACTCTACTCCTGAGATGTCTCCAGTATCGGAAGACGGACAGATGTTTTCCGTGTCTATTATCTTGGAACCATTGGAAAATGAAATCTCTGGAGTTGGAGGAGTACCCGGAAAATCTTCCGCTATTAATCTTGTCGGATTTAATGTTGACAATCCTAGGAATGGTGAGATGCTTCAGTATGACGAAACGAAAGTTGCTTTTGTTAATACTAACAAAATAGAGGTATGATGAAAAAGAATATATCTAAAATATTATGGCATGGAAATGAGGTGGATGAGAAAGGGACACCTGTATATCCTCCTGCCGCACCTGTTGATCCGGCAGAAGATCGTTCTTTGGAAGGGTTAAATAGAGGTGAGATATATATACATGATGAAGATTCATCTCCGCGAATTGTAGTTCGAACAGATAAGGGAAACGTAAAGGAAATAGGAGGGGGGGCCTCGTTAAGTCAGGATATTAAGGTATCTTCTCCCCAGGTAGGGTATGTAAAGCCGGGAAAGATTCTTCAAAAGGGAATGTCTTACGAAGAAATATTTATTGCAATATTTAGTGGCGTCAATAGCGCTTCCTTGGTTTCCCGTCTCTCAACTCCTAACGACGTAGAGTATGGCACAAGCAAAGGGATGATAACTTATACCTCCAATAAAGGTAGTCAGGGAGCGATCGTAAAGGCGTATTATGACGGAGATGAAGAAAATGTTATGGAATTTTCTCCTGAATCCAATGGCATACAGACGGCAACCAGAATATTAGAAGGGCAATATGTAAAAAACGAAACATATACGGCTACGGTGGTATATTCTGCAAGTGAAGATGGGAAAACTCCGGAAGCAACCTTGACTGATAAGATCAGTGTAAATGTCCGCCGTAAATGGTTTGCCGGTATATGTTCTTCTGTTCCCACCACTTCTGCTGAAGTACGTGCATTAGGAACAAGTGGACTTTATAGCGGCCCAGGCACATATAAGTTCTCTGTAGATAAATGGAAAACGATTGCTGTGTGTATTCCAGCAGATGTGATCAAGGAATTGACATTGACAGCTTACCCGGGTAACTTCATAGAAGATACGGGTATTACTACCGGTCCGGTGGATATTTCCGTAGAAGGAGCCAATGGAAGTGCCGCTATTAGTTATAAGATGTGGGTTATTCAGACACCCGGATTGAATGACCCTGATACTTTCACTTTTAAAACTGCATAAGATTATGGTGAAGATAAACGGAAGTAGTTTTGCATTACAATATAAAAGAACAACGGGAAGACCTATTGATTCCACTGAAACCTTCAAGACATTGGAGGATGCGACATCGTATGCCCGTAATACGGACGCGGAAGAGTATTTCCCGTATGCCGGTCAGATTATTTCTGTCGAAATAGGCGAAGGCGTGTATAAACTGGTGAAGGATGATACTATATCTGAAGAAGACGGTAGAAAGCATTATCGATTATCTCCAATTATTACGGAAGAAGAATCCGGGAACAAATATCTTAGCAAGATAGAGGATGATGAAGCTAGAGGGTTGATAACTTTCCTTGCCGGTATTAATGTTAAGATCAAGGCTGTTATTCAGAAATTGATAGCCGAAGACGCAACTTTCTCAAAGGAAATATCATCAAAAGACTACGTGCAGAATCTCCTAGGCTGGCTGATTACTCCCGAAGGCCATATTGACGCAAAGTCCTTGCGGCTGCGTGATTTCTTGGAAGTACCGGAGTTGCGGTATAACCGTGTGTCTATTGTATCCGGTGAAGAATGGAATGCTCCCGGCGGTGGTATCATTGAATCAGTGGATGCAGCGAACAAGACCGTTCATTTAAAGCTGGAACCCGGGGAGGTATCACAAGTAGAGGTTGATGATATCTGTAAGGGAGTATTCAATAACGATACCGGTTTCCAAACTGCGTATTTTCGGATTACAGAAAAGATAGATAACTCTTCTTTTAAATACGTCCTCCGTAGTGGATATACTTTCAATCCTTGTAAGGCGATGCATTTTGTCGCATACGGTAATTTCACTAACGCTGAGCGCCAAAAGTCATGTTACTCTACACAGAATTACATCCGCTTCCTTAAGGGTGTTAATAACTGGGAAATAACGAAGGACATGATAGCCATGCAGTTAGGCGACTTATCTAACCTGAAGCTGTTTGGCATTGATATGTCCGGTCATAGCGCATATCTCAATAGAGTCTATATGACCGGAACTATCAGGCAGATATCCAGTGACGGTGTGACTGAGGCTCCCATTCCGGTATTCAAGGGTAAATGGAAATCCGACACATACTGGTACTACGATGAAGTGACTCATAACGGCAGTACATGGATTTGCATTGAGTCCACGACTACGCAGGAACCGTCAGATTCTTCTACGGACTGGTTGAAATCTATATCTAAAGGGGATACAGGCTCACAAGGAGCGCCCGGAAAGGACGGAATACCCGGGAAAGATGGTGCTGACGGAAAAACTTCATATTTTCATATCAAGTATTCTCCCGTCCAGAATCCTACGGCTTCTCAAATGACTGATACTCCCAATAAATATATTGGTACTTATGTTGACTTTGTTCAAGCAAGTAGCAGCGATCCTTCTAAGTATACATGGGCTAAATTTGAAGGAGGTGATGGCATACCTGGTACAAATGGAGAAAATGGGAAGACCAGCTACCTTCACATCAAATACTCTGATGACGGGAAAACCTTCACCGCTAATAATGGTGAGACTCCCGGTGTATACATGGGTGTATATGTAGATTTTGTACAGGCAGATAGCAATGTGTTTGCCGATTATACTTGGTCTAAAATCAAGGGCGAAGCAGGAAAAGACGGTAAAGGTGTACAGAGCGTTGATGTTCTTTATTATCTTTCCAGTTCTTCAACCTCCCTTTCCGGTGGTTCATGGTCTACGAACTCACCAACTTGGGTAGATGGGAAATACATTTGGAGTAAAACCAAAGTGGTCTATACAGACGGTTCGTCTATTGAAACCAATCCGGCTTGTATCACCGGAGGTAAAGGCAGTACTGGAGATAATGGTAGGGGAGTATCAAGCATTGTCGAAGAATATTATCTATCTACTTCTTCTAATTCCTTGGTTGGTGGCTCTTGGAGTACAACACCTCCGACATGGGAAAATGGGAAATATATTTGGACTAGGTCAGTAATAACATATACAGATAGCGCATCAACGACAACCGATCCGATATGTGTGACGGGTGGTAAGGGGGCTACGGGAATTGGCGTTAAGAGTGTTTCCGAGCAATACTACCTATCTACATCATATAGTACCACTACGGGTGGTTCATGGTCTACTACTGTTCCGGCATGGAAGGACGGTAAATATATCTGGACACGTTCCATTATAACTTATACAGACAATTCTTATACGGAAACTAACCCCGTATGTGTGACAGGCGGAAAGGGGCCTAGCGGGAACGATGGCGTAGGGATAAGTGCTGTTGATGTCTTATACTACCTTTCGACTTCTTCCAGTTCCTTAGTTGGTGGTTCTTGGTCTAGCACTTCTCCCACGTGGCAAAACGGCAAATACTTATGGTCTAAGACCAAGGTCACTTATACGGACAATTCTACATGGGAAAGCGATCCGGTTTGTATTACTGGAAGCCAAGGAAAGACTGGATTACCCGGTGCAATGCTCCGCCCGCGTGGAGTATGGGCAGCAAATACAGAGTATTATCATAATGATGCATTTATAGATACTGTAATCTATAACGGCCAGAACAAACTCTGTAAGATTACTCATACATCTACTTCTTCTTTCGATTCAACGAAGTGGGAAGAATTCAGTGAATTTGTGAACGTAGCTACCAACGTCCTTTTGGCGCAGAACGCAACTATTGATGTCCTCGGTACTTCGGGGATATTTGTGGGTAATCTGGAGAAGACAGAGGGTTGGTTAATGACTGAAGGCTCCATCAAGCATAATCAGACAGGTGTTGAGTTAACTGCTGACGGAAAAATATCTCTTCCTGAAAGTGGGGGAATGACCGTAGGCGGAAAGACTTTCATAGAAGCCGGGAAGATAAAGACGGAGTTTATTAACGTTGATACTCTTGAAGTGACAAAATTAAAAGGGGCAACGGGTACTTTCAAAGAATTACAAGCTATTGATAATGCAGGCAAGATACAAGGCAAGATTTCTTTTAATACAGAAGGCTCTGGAGATAATGTTTCCTCTTCGTTTAATATTGATTTTTCAAAAACTTGGATTTCTGGGGATTTATACCAACAAGGGTACAATTCTGAGGAAGGTCGCTCATGGAGATTTTACACATCTGACTTGTGGTGCAGAGGGGAGTTCGGGCATAGAGTAATGACTACAATTAAAGTTTTTGCCAATAATGATTGGAATTTTTATGTTCACATCTATGGTTATGGATCAGATAATAATGTAGATAGATATCCTCAATCGGGACAACCTATAGATTGCATTGTTATGGAAGGAAATGGAAATTATGTTTTGCGTATTTGCGATTCTGCAACATTCAAGAAAGTGACGGTTGTTAATAGCTCTGATTATCCTAAAAGAGTGGTATATAATCATCCTAGTTCTCTAACTTATACTATTGAACCTTGGAAGTTCGTAACATTTGTGACAGCTGATATTGCTAAGACTTCCCCACCATATTACGTTAATAACCTGTTTATTAAATAATTGTAACAATGAAAATAGATTTTAGAAAAATTGAACTAGTGGATCTCGAAGGGAATAAGAGTACCATCGATGTATCTAAAACATTTGGAAATGCGATTTTTCAGACTACAGGTGATCTTGGAGAATTTAATCTTGCACAAGATATACACCGGGAAGGAGAAGTTGATATATCGCCTGAACAAGCGGAATCTCTAAAAAAGTATACACAGCTATTTACTCGTGTAATTGATCGAATGGCTGTCAACGAAGCTCTTTCAAAAGTAAATCAATAA